ACTGTTCCTGGTAGCGGGTCTGTATTAGGTATTGCAGTAGCAGAAGGTATCAATGATGGTATCTTTGCTTGTAGGGCACCTACCTTTGGTAACACCGAATACTTTTATAAGTGGGATGTTGCTACAGACGATTGGATAGCTGTAACAACGCCGGTAACAGTTAACATGACCGGTGTTAAAAAAGTAAGGTTTGTTGATTATAACTGGGGCACACCGGCAATGGTAATTGCAGATGGTGCAAACCCAGCAGCAGTGTATGATGGAACAACCTATACACAGATTACACATGCTAATGCACCAACAGACCCAAAGTATTTAGATGTATTTAAGAATCATCTGTTCTTAGCTGGAGATCCTGCAGAACCGTACAACCTGTACTTCTCTGCTCCATTTAATCCAACAGACTTTAGTCCTGCTAATGGTGCAGGTGTTATTAATGTTGGTTTTGATATTGTCCAGATTAAACAGTTCCGTGATGCACTGTTTATATTTGGTAAAAATAAAATCAAGCGTTTGTCTGGCACAAGTATTGCAGACTTTGTTATTACTGAGATTACAAATAATCTTGGTTGCTTGGCACCTGACAGTGTTATTGAACTTGCAGGTAACTTGATCTTTTTGTCACCGGATGGTTTCCGTCCTATTGCAGGTACTGATAGGATTGGTGACGTTGAACTGCAGACAATATCAAAGTCAATTCAGTTTACTACTAATGCAATTATTTCTGATATTGCAGCAGGTGATGTAGACACAGATACTATTACTTCTATTGTTGTACGTACTAAATCGCAGTTTAGATTCTTTACACCAGAGAACGGTGTGTTTGGATTGTTAGGTGGTATCCGACAAACGCAACAAGGATTTAACTTTGAGTATAGCCAGTTGTTTGGTATACCTGCTTCTTGTGGTGACTCGGGTTTCCTTGGTACTGAAGAGTATGTATTGCATGGTGATTCAACTGGCAAGGTGTATAGGCAGGAAACTGGTACTTCATTTGCCGGTGAGAATATTTTAAGTGTCTATCAGACACCTTTTTATTACTTTGAAGATCCTACGGTAAGAAAGAACTTCTACAACATTTCTACTTTCTTGCGTAGTGAAGGATCAAGTAGTATTGCATTCAGTGTAATCTACGACTTTGATGATACGGTAGGTGTATTTAATCCTGCTAACTTTGACATTACAGTAACAGGCACTGCTGCTTACTACAACGAAGCTGTATACGATGCGGTTGCAATCTATGATGGTAACCCATCACCAGTAGAGAAAACAAATATATCAGGCTCTGGATTTTCGGTTGCTTTTAAATATGTTACTGAAGACTCAAATGCAAGTCACACCATCCAGGGCTTTGTATTAAATTATGGCGTTAATGATAGACGCTAAGGAGAATAACATTGGCTGGTTACGTTAGACAATCTGCTGCCGATATAGTACCTACCGCAGTTGTTCGTGCGGCACCAATCAACAATGAGCTTAACGCCCTGCGGGATGCGTTTGATGCTACGTCAGGACACACGCATGATGGATCGCCCGGTGAAGGTGCTTTTATTGAAGCACTTGCAGATACCGCAGGCTATACCCGTATTGCAATTGACGGTACTAATAAACGCATTCAATTATTTATTAATGTAAGTAATGCTTCTGTAGAGCAGGTTCGTATTCAAGATGGTGCGATTGTACCTGTAACAGATAACGACATTGACCTTGGTACAAGTAGTTTAGAGTTTAAAGATCTATACATTGATGGGACAGCAAACATTGATAGCCTTGTGGCTGATACTGCTGACATCAATGGCGGTACGATTGATAATGCAACCATTGGTGCCGGTACTGCTGCTGCGGGCACATTTACTAACCTAACGGTTAACTCTGCAGCAACCATTGCTTCTGCTGATATTAATGCAGGTACAATTGACGGTGCTGTTATCGGCGGTAGTTCTGCACAGGCTATCACTGGAACTACCATTACAGCTTCTACAGGTTTTGTAGGAGGCCTTACAGGTAACGTAACAGGTAACTTAACCGGTAATGTCACAGGCAATGTAGCAGGTAATGTAACCGGTGATCTTACAGGTAACGTAACCGCTTCTTCCGGTACGTCCACATTCAACAATGTCACCATCAATGGTGGCTTGGATATGAATGCTGGTACCTCTGCCACCATCACAAATCTAACCTCCCCAACTAACACAGGTGATGCTGCCACTAAAGGCTATGTCGATACGGCAGATGCACTTAAGCTTAACCTGTCTGGCGGTACCATGTCTGGCAACATTGCTATGGGTACAAACAAGGTCACAGGCCTGGGTACCCCCACAGACACCGCAGATGCCGCTACAAAGGGCTACGTTGATACGCAGGTATCCAACCTAGTTGATAGTGCTCCAGGGGCACTGGACACGCTTAACGAGCTTGCAGCAGCCCTTGGTGATGATGCTAGTTTCTCAACCACTGTAACTAACTCCCTTGCAGGTAAACTGTCTTTGACAGGCGGTACCATGACAGGGGCTATTGCCATGGGCACTTCCAAGATTACAGGTCTTGGAGATCCTACTCTGGCACAAGATGCTGCTACTAAAACCTATGTAGATACTGCAGACGCAACCAAGCTTGCTTTAGCAGGTGGCACCATGACCGGTGCTATTGCAATGGGTACAAATAAAATTACAGGTCTAGGTGACCCAACAGCTAACCAAGATGCAGCTACCAAGGTTTATGTAGATACACAAAGGGATACTCGACTTGCTACTGCAGGCGGGACAATGTCTGGTGTTATTGCAATGGGCACCAATAAGATTACCGGTATGGGCGATCCTACAAATGCCCAGGATGCTACGACTAAGAACTACGTAGACGGTATCTTAGGTTCAGCTACTTCGGCAGCAGCCAGTGCTGCAGCAGCAGCTACCTCTGCTTCTAATGCTGCTACCTCTGCAAGCAATGCGTCAACCTCTGAAACCAATGCGGGTAACTCGGCTACGGCAGCAGCTAACTCTGCCAGTGCAGCAGCAACCAGTTATGATAGTTTTGATGACAGGTACCTGGGGGCTAAGTCTTCTGCACCTACATTAGACAATGACGGTGACGCACTAATTACTGGTGCTTTGTACTTTAATACTGTTTCAAACACCATGTTTGTTTGGACAGGAAGTGCTTGGACTGCGGCAGGATCTGCTGTAAATGGCACGGCAGAGCGTCAAGTTTATACAGCAACTTCTGGGCAGACTAATTTCTCAGCTACCTATGACGTAGGTTATGTTGATGTTTATGTTAACGGTGTTAAGCAGGTCGCAGGAACAGACTTTACAGCAACAGACGGGGCTACTGTTGTCCTATCGACAGGTGCTACAGTTAATGATATAATCGATATTGTTGCCTACGGCGCATTTAATGTAGCCAATACATACACCCAGGCACAGTCGGATGCTAGGTATCTACAAATAGCAAATGACTTGTCTGATTTAAATGATGCCTCAGCAGCAAGAACAAATCTTGGTTTAGCTATTGGAACAAATGTACAAGCTTACGATTCTAATTTAACAAGTTTTGTATCTACATTTACATTACCAACTTCTGATGGTAGTTCTGGGCAGGCACTTGTAACAAATGGTACAGGAACACTTTCTTTCAGTGAAGCTGGTATTTCTACTGGCAAATCCATCGCAATGGCAATTGTTTTCGGAGGTTAAAAAATGGCAGCACCTAATATTGTTAATGTATCAACCATCACCGGCAAGACTGCCGTTCAAGCTGTAGGCACAAGCGCAACAGCCATTGTTAGTAACGGCGCAGGCTCGAATAAGGTGCTGAAAGTTAATGCGCTTTATGTCTCGAACGTCGATGGCTCGGTTGCTGCCGAGATCACCGTAGACCTGTACCGCAGTTCAGTAGCCTATCACCTTGCAAAAACGATAAGTGTGCCTGCTGATGCGGCACTTGATGTTTTATCGAAGGCAATTTATTTAGAAGAGGGCGATGATCTTCGACTAACCGCAAGCGCAGCGGGAGATCTTGAAGCCGTGTGCAGCTACGAGGAGATCTCTTAATGGCTAGGGGTAACGGTGGCGTTACTGGGCCTGTAAACACCCCTCAAAAGTTGGGTGCCGCTTCTGGAATCTGGTCACTCAATGAAGTTTTTGAATCAAGGTCTGCTGACATTTGGCCCTTCCCACCCGGGCCACCAGAATTTGTTGAGCTTTTACTGATCGCCGGCGGCGGCAGTGGCGGCAGTGGCGCAGACGGATCGGGCGGCGGTGGCGGTGCAGGGGGCGTTGTAACTGCCGCTTCTTGGGCGGTTACTGCGGGAACAGCCTACCCCATTGTGATAGGTGCCGGCGGCACTGGAGCCTCTGCCTCTGCCGGTCTTACTGGAACGGACTCAACAGTGTTTGGGCTGACCGCTAAAGGTGGCGGGGGTGCGGGGGGCGGTCCAAGAGGCAGCCAAACTTCAGGAAAAAACGGCGGTTCTGGCGGCGGCGGCACTGGCTTTGATGCATATCGAGGAGGGGGTAGTGCAATTCAATCCTCGCAAAACAGCGGAGTCAGTGGAATCGTACAGTATGGAAACGCAGGCGGTGGTAGCGGAGCATATGCAACACCAGCCCCGGGCGGCGGCGGTGCAGGAGCCGCTGGAGGAGTTTCTACTGGTGCAGGCATAGGCATTGAGTGGCCTGCTTCATCAGGTACCTATTATGCTGGCGGTGGCGGTGGTAGTGTGGCTCCACAAGCGGGAGATTCTACTGTTAATGCAGGCGTTGCCTTTGGAGGCGGTGGCCTATATGGCAGTAGTGTTGATGCGGGGGCCGGGAGCGCAAACACAGGAGCAGGAGGAGGAGCATCGGGTTCGGGTAGTGCTGGCCCCAAGGGAGGCAACGGAGGCTCAGGCGTTGTGATTATCCGCTATCCAAGTTATGCCCTACCAGCAACCAGCACTACGGGTTCACCAACAGTTACTGTGGCTGGTGGCTATCGGGAATATAAATTTACCGGCTCTGGCTCGATTACTTTTTAGAGGTAACTAATGGCGCATTTTGCAAAACTTGATGAAAACAATTTAGTGACCGAGGTGATCGTTGTTGCTAATACCGAGTGCCTTGATGCAAATGGCAACGAGTCTGAGGCTGTAGGTGCTGGATTCTGTGCCAAGCTTTTTGGTGGCACCTGGAAGCAAACTAGCTACAACGGCAACATCCGCAAGAACTACGCAGGCATCGGCTTCACATACGATGCCGAACGTGATGCGTTCATCCCGCCTAAACCTTTTAAGTCATGGGTGCTAAACGAAGAAACGTGTCAATGGGATACGCCAACTCCTATACCTGCTGATGCAGGCACAGGTGACCCACCTAAGAGCTATGCCTGGGATGAAACAACCACTAATTGGATAGAGGTGACAAATGACTAAAGCACGTACACTTGCAGACTTTGTAGCAGACGGTAATGAATATGCCGATGGTGTTATTGCTATCAGTGAAGTCACCAATCTACAAACATCATTAGATGCTAAGTTGGATGACACCGATGTTGGTGTGTCTGTACAGGCTTATGATGCTGACACAACTAAAAATGATGTAGCTAATACTTTTACTGCAGATCAAACGATTAATGGTGAATTACTTGTTGACAGCTACAATGAAAAATATAATGCAGTAACCTCATCTTCTAATGCAACTACAATTGATT